TATACCCTTGAACAATGACTTAACGCCTGTCTCAGCAAATATACGTGCAATCAACTCAAGCTTGCCTGCTGATTGCTGTGTCATGGCTGCTACTGCTGTAGCTGATACGTTCTGCAATACGTTAGGATCAAGACCTTGCTGCATGTCTGATACGCCAGTACGTTTAGCCTGTACGCCATCCAAGTATTCCATCATTGGGAATGACTGAGACGCTGTAGACTGTACTGTCATAGGCACGATAGCGTTTGGATCTTTGATACGTACTACACCACCTGCTGTGCTGGACAACAAATCGTCTAGGTTGACCCTACCCTCGACAGCACCAACACGATAGTTGTTCGTTAGGTACAAGTTATCTAGCATCTGACGCATGATTGTAGACTTGATCAATTGCAAGTCCATCGTACGATCAGCTAGTGATTGACCATAGAATTTGTGTGGGATTGGGAATGGGCATACAGAGTGGAAAGGTACGTAGTCACAGTCTTCGTCATCTAAGATTGTGTTGTTTGCGTACATAACCCTGCGTAACTCAAGCAAGCCAGACTTGTTCATGTCTACCTTGATGTAGCACTCGAATATCTCGACTTCCTGCATAGCGTCATCAACGTCCGCGATGTCCTGTGGGATCTCACCTTGCGAGTAACGTGCCAATATCTCTGGACTGTATGTTAAGCGATCACCTACAGGGATGCCCATAACCACGTCTTTGTCGTAACCCATAGCAATCAACTCACCACGTGCAATACGTTTACGATGAGCTACGAACTGTGCGTCTTGGATAGTCCTTGCACGCTTGTCTATTAGGAACTCTTCAGGTGGTACGTTCTCAACCACAACCTTAGACTTGTCTTTAGTGCGTTTGATCTTCACGTTGTGAGTAGTAACCTGAGGCATACCCTCACGCATGTCTGTCAATGTCTCCTGCTCAATGATCTCGAACTCATCGTTCATCACGAGCATGGCTAACTCATCGTCAGTCAAGCCTTGGTAAGTTTCCTTGGTGATATCTTTCTCGTCAGACCAGTAAGCCTTAACCACCCCAACCTTCTGCATCAAGGCATCCTTGAACCAGTTGTGCAGGATCAGGAAACCATCGTTCTGCTTGTAGAATACCCAGTTGGCTACGTCTGAAGCTTGATCAGCTAGATCGTCACCACCATCCTTAGTAGCCTCAAAACGCACAGCGTCTTCGCTGGACGTGAAAACTCGAACCAGTTGAGGTAATGCCCCATCTACTGCCTCTGCAACCTCTCCTGTGACGATAGATGACTTGCCTTCTACCTCATTGCCATATGGATGGCGCAGGTAAAAGTTCATGGACGTGGCACGGTCTTCTACAGTCTCAGTCTCGAGGTAGCCAATAGCGTTATCTATTTCAGTCGAGATAATCGTTTTTAATTCTAATTCATCCATTTAAACTACCCATTTAGTGTTTACGTTAAGTGGCTGTGTCCACGAGGAGTCAGGCTCATCTAAGCCTACTGCTAAATACCTGAAAGCATCTGAGCCATGCGATGCAAAGTCATGCAATGGTGTATCGAAGAACACGTTGCGCTTCTCATCATACACTCGTCTATAGTTACGCAAGCAATCTAAGCCCTGCTTAACTGTCTCTCTGTTAAACCAGCAACGTGGCAACATACGTCTTACTGCTTGTATGCCATCTGCCACAGACAGCTTAGGTGCTATGGTGATCTCTAATCCAGACTCCATTAGCATCTCTTTACGAGAGCGTCCTGTACCCATCTCACGCACTTCAACGTCATGAGGTAGGATGTGTGTTGCCTTGTGCCAGTTATTGTCTCTTAGCCAGTTTACGTACCACTCTAATGACTGACTGTGATTCTCTACGTAGTCGACTAATCTAATCTCTTTGCCAACCACTTGAGCAACCCAAATAGAGGTGCTATCAGACATGCCAAGATCCCAAGCAGTATAAGTGCGACACAAATCGTCACGTGGAACGATACCAATACGATTAGCCTCTTCAGCCTCATTGATAAGCTTGCCATAGTAACTGCCTTCTACTGGTGAATCAAAGCTACACTCGAACTCTTGGTTATACTTGTCAACACCCATCTCGTTCTTAGCTGAGGATAATTCCTGAGGCGATAACAATTGCGTCTCACTAGCCTTGAACTCTAGCAGCTTCCATCCCTCTGCTGATCTGGCTCTATCACGAAAATCTTTAAAGTGATTTGAGCCTTTGGGCGTTCCCACAAATAGGCACCAGCCAAGTCTATCTGCTAGAGCTGGCCTCAAGACGCTATTCCAGATCTGGGGATTCTGATCACCTACCTCGTCTAGCACCACACCATCAAAGTATTGGCCTCGTAATGAATCGCTGTTCTCTGATCCATACAAGCTTATGCGTCTGCCCATGAAGTCAACACGCAACTCAGCAATGTTAACCTTGGCTCCTAATGGTCTTGTGAACTCTACTAGGTAATCGAACGCTACTCGCTTAGCTTGAGCATACGTTGGTGCTATGTAGGCATAACGTGGGTTAGCCTGATCGTTCTTTAACGCACTATGAATTAATTGATTTATAGCAGCTACTGTCTTACCCATCCTGCGATGAGCTACGCATACCACAAATCGATTATCTCTTACTGCCCTGTGTATAGTGTTCTGTGGATCACGAGGCTGATAGCCTGTACTAAGATTCGTCATCGATGCCAGTTATAACTCTAACCATCATTGGTGCGCCATCTGTACCACTTAACTCTGTCGTTGCTACTGACTTGCCATCTAGCCTGTCACCTAGTTCTCTTATGGCAGCTATGTCTCCCTCCTGTGCTTTAAGCACCAAAGCTTCAGCAACCCTTCGCAAAGTCTCTCCATCTCCTTGAATTACAACACGTTTAATTGTTTCAGCCCATAAACGATTGTTCTTAATGGAATTTTGGTTGCCTAAAGGTGCGCCTGCTCCCTTGGGATTCTTCTCTGATTTTTCTGCCATATGTTTGCGACTCTACGAATAGGTCATCGCCTCTCTATTGTTATTTTTTAGCCTTGGCAAATTTTGCCATTTCAGCGTCTATAGTTTTATAAGTCTCTTCTGTCTTTGTAGGCTTGACCGTACGATACTTGCCACCTGACCAAAGCTTATCCATCTTCTCAGCAATCTTATTCATGTCACGCATTATTTTTTGCCTTTCATTTTGCCAGCTTCTGATAAAGCTATCGCAATTGCTTGCTTAGGATTCTTTACTACCTTGCCACCCTTGCCTGAGTGGAGCTTTTTATCTTTGTACTCGCCCATTACCAAGGCAATCTTTTTAGCAGCAGCATCTATTCCACGCATATTAATCTTCCTCTTCCATGTCTGTGTCTTCAGGAACTTCGTAATCTTTCTCTTCCCACGCTTGGCATGATCGAGTCATGTGGCATGCGAACTTAAGCTTATGGCAGTACCCACGATCCTTGCCTTCAGCAATCGTGTCGAACTCGTTCAATGGGTACTCTTCCTTCATTTTCTTCAGCATGGACTTAGTGTTGTTAAAGTACTCACAGTTCCCACACATTTGTAGCTTGGCTTCCTCTACAGGGATAGCCCATATCTTTGCTGCCTTAGCCCAATACACAGGACTTGCAGCGTATGCGTCTGCTGCACCTAGATTCCAGTTCTTAACTGCGTCCTTGGTGTTTTTTATGTTCTCTTTATTGGATACGATGTCATTGCCTGTAGAAAGCAAGCCAATCATTTTCATTTTCTTTACCCTTATGACATCAATAAACAAAAAAAAGACCCACCTAAGTGAGTCTAACGGAGATTGGTGTTATGAATCTTATAGACGCAATTATCCCAACACGTGCATATTACCACAAATCATCGCTTTTGTCAAGACATATTTTCAATAGAGGTTTTTCTCTGATAGTTTTCTGCATAAACTGTCTATTGCCTTGTCATGATGGGCTTTTATCACGCTATCATCTAGCTTAGTGTTCTGTCCTAGGTAAGCGAAGTAAATGGCTTCCTTCTGGTTGGTTGGCAGGTCATCTATCACGCTGTCAACTACCCTCGCTGATTGTGAATCACTCTCGTCAGCCAGATCCTCAAAGCTGGAGATCCCACCTGTTAGAAAGCCAGCAGCAGCACTTGGATAGCCAAGGTTGTTTTTATTTGACCTCATAAAGCCTTGCCACAAGTCCAAGTAGAATAATACCCTAGCTTCTATCATAGCTGTCCTATTAATTGATCTGTCTGATTGTTATCCACAAGTATTACCTTGCACATGCCACCACTAACCACTTCACGTCTTACGCATATTATCGTATCTATTTGCTCATCATCAAGGTAAACACCTGCATGCTCTAGTGCATCCTGCAAAGCCTTTATTCGATTGTCTATGTCAAACTTACGCTTGGTTGGTGGGTACAATGCGATAAAGATTGCGATTCTACCTGAAATCTTAGCCTTTGCTGCAACTGCTGCCTCCTGCACTATCCTGCGAAACTCATGGGCTTCTTTTTTTAGGTACTTTCTTTTGCCTGCAAAGCCCCACATGTGGTTAACTGTAGGTGGGAATGGTAGAGTTAGGTTGATCATTTAATCACCAGCCATTCACGTTCTATGAATTGCTGCATTGTGTTTAT